CTGACTCAAAGGCGATACCCTTGCTCTGTAAGTAGGCATGAAATCCCAACGCTCCAACACCAACTGATCTTTCTCGCATGGCGGAGAACTTAGCACGACTGATGGAATCAGGAGCATTATTAATAAAAGTCTGAAGAACATTATCTAACATCTCCAATACGTCAGAAAGAAATTGTTTGTCCTTTGACCATTCGTCATAATACTCCAGATTTACTGAAGACAAACAACATACAGCAGTACGATCAGAAGACGTAGGAAGTATAATCTCAGAACAGAGGTTAGACTGATTTATCTTTAGTCCTAGCTGCTTTAACCATGAGGGTAGCTTATCATTTGATCGATCAATAAAATGAAGGTATGGCTCTCCTGTTTGCATACGCATCTCTAAAATTCGTTGCCACAACTCCTTTGCAGACACAACGTCACATACTTTCTTAGTGTGTGGATCACATAACTCCCATGTGTCGTCTATATTATAATCTACCATGCACACTTCGATTAGCTTCATAAATTTATCACTCACGTTAATACCGTGGTGCATGTTTAAGCAGCGGAAGTTCTGATCACCAGTTGGCTTACGCATCTCAAGAAAGAGAAGAATATCAGGATGGTCAATGTCAAGATAGGCAGCATAAGAGCCACGTCGTGTCTTTCCCTGACGATAAGCAAGAGAAGAAGCATCATACATCTTTAGATGAGGCATAACACCAGTAGACTTATCATCTGATGACCGTATGCCAAAGCCTACACCAACTCCACCACCAAGCATAGACAGCCAGTTAGTCTCAGACAAATTATCTACAAGACCTTCTGCACTGTCGTGAATGTAGTTTAGGTAGCAGGAGATAGGAAGACCACGAGCAGACTTCCCATAAGAAAGAATAGGAGTAGAATAAGATAGCCAGTGACTAGACGAATAGTTGTACAGACGCTGTGCATGTTCTGGATTAGAAGAAAATGCCTTAGATACATAAGCAAATCTATCTTGAGGAGATAGCTCATGGTCTGTCATATAAGATTCTTTTAGTCGTGCTATACCTAACTGATCAAATAAACTATCCCTTTCTGGTTGAACAATAATATTCAGATTAGGTGTAGGCATAGCTATTCTCCCGATAGTTTATTTGATTGGTTGTCATGAATGTAAAGCATCAGTATACTATAGTGTATGATCTTTAGCAAGTCTTTACGGTTCTTACCCTCTTTTTTACCAAATCTTTTTGCATACTTAAATATATTACCCATACAAAAACCTTCACCATATCCAGCATCAACGATTGTGTCTGTAGCCTGATACTTTCCTTGAGCATAGTGCTGGTTGTAAGTAGATATGATATACTTTTTTATTTCTGTTATGTATTTATCTTCATCAAAAATATAATCAGCAGTTGGTATTTTCATCTGAGTCTCCCGCATCATTTTAATAATCTCTTGATCTCTATCCATTCTCACCACTACCTCTCCTTATTCTGCTTTTAGAACCGTATTGATACGCTTTCTTATATACTTAATCTCTTTAGAACGCAAGACCTTAAATGCAAAGCTACGCATATCGACAGGAGATATTCCTGCCAGATCACATACATCTGTAAAGTCTTGGGATGTTACACCAATAGAAGCAAAGAACCACGCTTGAGCAGAACGCCTAGCTAGTTTTTCTTCCTCTGGCTCGCTTAGTGTTTCCGGTTTTGTTGCGTCTAGAAGTGCTTGTAGAATTACGCTTAGAAACAGAACCTTCTCTGGACTTGTCTGTTTGTTTTCTATTAGTTGTTCTGCGCTTATCAGAAACGTCTCTTCTTCTTCTTCTCGTTGATCTTTGTTCATCTGACCACTTCTTTATAACGTCATGGTCTGAATTTCTACAAAACAAGAAGTCATTTTTAATACACCAGTCAGCATAAGTAGACTTTGCTCCTTTATTCAGTTTGTTGTTTGGATTGTCGAAGACAAACCGAATGTCCAGTTCTGGAAACTCTTTCCTAATAAACAAATGTTTTTTTCTGTCTTCTAATTTAAATCTTCCCTTTACTTCTAGTAAAATACCGTTAGGTAGAAGAAAGTCTGGTAGATATTTCTTATATTCTACCCAAGTATACTTAATATAGTGAGGCTCAAAAGAGTAACTTACATTTAGGCTGTCTAGTAAATCTCCTGTCTTCTTTTCTGACCCTGATCGATACCTATGCTGCATTGGTTATTTCAGGTACGTTAGGAACTCTAACAACTTTAACCAAATTCTTTGGACCATTACTATAAAGGAACGTCCGAATACCCTCACCTTCGTTAGCATCACTCCAACAAGTATGCTTGTAGTCACAAAAATTGCAACCAATATGTAGTTTAAGATTACCACTACTCCCATCAGGAACAGGATCATAACACCTCTTAGGTGGCTTATCCTTTTTTATAAACTCTCGAATGTCATTAATTCGACTTGCTGAATTAATCAATTCCATATCGTCAATAGGACAGAAACAAATCTCTCCAGATACTTTATCAATAGCCACAAAGCCTACGTCTGTATTGTTATCGGCATCTGAGTAAGCAGATATCTGTGCGATATATCCAAATGGATCGTCATTAAGAATAGTTTTATCTTTAAATTTTTTAAAGCTAAAGGGAGAGGCTGACTTAAAATCAACTAGAACACCATCGACAGTAGCATCCTTATGTCCACGTACACCGTTAGACGTAAGCTCTGCCTGTTCTTCTTTAACTTCATGTCCAGCTACCTTACAGAACAGAATAAGAAGTTGTTCTAAAATATCACCGTATAAAAACTTAATGAGAGTAGGGGCAGAGAGTGCTGTTTTCTCCGCCCCATTCATCTCATACCAAATTTTTCTATCCTTATGACCAATTAAGGATAGCCGCAGGGACGGTTCTCTTGGCTTTCTTACTTCAGAGATGGAGGAGGCAACAGAACTGACTACTGCTTCAGCGAAAGCGTCGAGGTCTTCCTTTTTTATTTTTATTTCCTCTTTGTTGGTAAAGAGACAATAAATATCTTCTACCAGTGTGTCAATCGACTTAGCCATATTCTGTTACCTCCTTGATTAGCTACTATGCAGCCCTAGATTCAGGTTCTGCTAGTAGCTTGTATCGCGTATAAGGACCATCGGGAGAATTAGCCTTAATTGCGATAATTTTGTAGCCACGCTTGCGAAGGCGTGAGATAGTCGCTGTGAGGTTTTCACACCAGCCACGTTCAATTGCAGTCTTACGTGTGACACGCATACCACGACGAAGTGCTGAGAGTACTAAAGATTCTTTAGTCATTCTTTTTACTTTCCTTTTCCTTTTGTATTTGAAGATTAAGTTTAACAGCTTCTGCTGCCTTACGTTTCGTAGAAGCATCACCAAAGATACCCAAACGATCAGATACTACCTTTGGTAAAAGTCCTTTTTCTGCACACGCTAGTGCGTTTTCAAAAGTACCATAGGCGCTAACAGAGCCATCAGAGCTTACATAGTCTCCTGTAACTGGATCATAGCCACAGGTATTCTTAGTTGCTTCTGCATAGCTATAACCAGCAAATAAAGTAGCAGCTAGTAGAGATACAGCTAGAGATGTTTTATTCATCTAGATTTTCCTTATAGAGCTTCTAAATCAGAGTTAATGGTGAAACCGTCTTCGTCCTGAAAGTCAGTAGAAGGATCACCATAAGGTATATAATCAATAACCTGCATCGCCATAAAGTCTGCGGTTACTCCAGCCTTACCAGCATAACTATATTCGTAGGGCTGAATCTTGATCTTAGCATATGATCCATTACCAATCAAACGACCATCCCAAGGATTGCGTTTTGCATCGATAACAGTAGGAGGATTTCGCATACTACCATCCTTCTTTGTTACCCTGCGCCTTGCGGAGTAGAAGTCTCCCTTCTCATCGTTCTTGTTCTTGATATTTAAACCAACAGACTCAAGCTTCTGACGGGTTTCTTCATCTTCAACTGAAATGTCAGCTTGCCAAACAGGTTCGTAGTTGGTGTTTGGCTCAACTACTGAAGCCCAATAAACCTTGCCTGAGATGATGATTGGATCGTATTTCTTACTTGCCATTTTAATCTCCTATATAATGCCCTTTGGCATGGGCTATTTCATGATAACTTGTGAATACTACTCTAACCACTTACGCTTGTCAACACTTTTCTTATTACTAGACCTAATTTTTTTAACACAGTCGTCAAAAGACATTAGATCGGGTTGGTGTACAGCATACACCCTTCTGCCAACAACTTCAATACGATCTTCATTATAAAGATCATCTACTGAACAGAAACCTTTAAGCTCATACTCATTCAGGTTATTCTCTACTACTAAACCAAAGATGTCAATATCTGGTTTCGGTCCTATGTTTGCGAGAAGCTTACCTGTTTTGTATTTCGTTGCCTTAATGTCTACTCCAAAACCTTCTATGAAGATGTCACCTAGATCAGTCTTACCTTTCTTAGATTTTGGTTGAAAGACGAACATGTCTTCTGGGTATTGATTGCATACTTTATGTATAGCTAACTCAGCCCTAGCTCCTAGCTCGTCTATCTCTATAGGGTTAGACTTAGAATAAGAATTATCTCTAACATTCGACTTTCGGTTTCCCTGACTTCTTCGATTACCAATTAGATTAGCAAACTTAACTTCATCAGGTGTTAGAAATATTAGTGTGTCTCTGACCAGTTCCGGCCTACTTTGTATTCGCTGTCGAGTGGGCATCGCACATTCAACTCCTTTTCTGTGATCTTCATAGCTTTCTGAGTTAGCCTACCAAATCTATCTGCTTGATCTTTAGCACAATCAAACTGATATTCGTCGTGAATGCTGGCAACCAACTTAGCATCTATCTTATGATCTCTTATCAGTTTATTAATTGATACTACCCACTGCTTACATATGATAGCACCAGCACCCTGAAGAAGAAGGTTCATAGCAGCATGTTGATGCCGTACATGAAGTCTCCTACCATCCAGACCCTGTATATACCCTGTAGATGCCTGTTTGTCAACAGCTTTCCTTAATTCAGCCAGAGCCGGTAAACTCTGGAGAAAGTTATCAATAAGACGTTGACCATGTTTTGCCGTACCTCCTACGATACTTCCTATCTTAGTTGCACCAGCACCATAGATAAAAGCATATATAAAAGTCTTAGCTTGATCTCTTGTCTCTAGTCTTGCAGCTTTCTGATTAGCTGTGTGAATGTCTCCTTCAACAACCTCTTTTGTATAGGCTGCGTCATTCATATAATGAGCAAGACATCTTAACTCTAAGGAACTAGCATCACAACCAACGAGAAGACGATCAGGAGAAGAAGAAGTCCAGCATTCTCTGCACTCCCTCCCGTATGGAGAATAAACTGCTGGAATTTGTGCCATGTTTGGGCTGTAGTGTGCCATACGTCCTGATATAGCTTTGAGCGTAAGAACTTTTCCGTGTACTTTTCCATTATCTTCTCGTAACAATTTTATCCAAGATTTAATCTGTGCTGTTCGTTTATTGAGAAGAAGGTATTCTGTAATCATCTGTGCTTCTGGTATGTCTACCTTCTTCAGAGCATCTTCATCTACAATAGGATGACCAGTGGGTGTGAATTTGTCTGGTTTCCATCCCTGCTCGATTAGTCGTGCGGCTATCTGCTGACGACTGGCTGGATTAAATACTATAATCTTATCCTTCAGAGGCTTTCCTGTTTTCTCTGATACTCTCTTCTCTATAATTGGAGGATATCTTTTTTGTAGGTCTTTTTCTATCTGTGCTGACTTATCAGAAAGTCTAGCCTGTAGGGTTATGGCTTTCTGTAAGTCAAGAGTAAAACCATTCCTTTCCTGAGTGTCTACAATGTTACGAACACTGTACTCAAGGTTGATAGCTTTCCGGTACTTGTTATTTGGTATCTCCTGTCGAATACGAAGCCAGAGACGATACGTAATTTCTACATCACGTATACAATACGTAATCATCTCTTCGGTAAGCTTGCTGAAGTCCTTGAAGTCGATCTTCTTGAAACCAAGATCGACACCCCAAGACTCTAGCGAATGTTTCTCTCGTGTGGGAAAGAGAAGTTGAGAAAGAATAAGAGTATCTTCTACATTATTTAGATGTAGGTTCGTTCCAGTAAGTCGATTAAGCGTTGGAGCATCAAAGCTTATGCCGTTGTGCATAATGAACTTTGACACTCCACTTGCAAAAGAAGGAAACTTTGTTAGGCACTCATCTCCTTTCCAGACATTTACCTGACCAGTATCTACATTCTTAGTAACAATACAGTAAATTGTAGTAGCGTCTAGTGAATCAGTTTCGATGTCTAGTATAACCTTCATTTTTTATTTCCTGTTGGTATAATTACCACACACTACTCTCAACTCAATTTCCATACTTGAATATTTCATATTCAGCATCTTCAATGCTATCGAAACTTACAATGAAGTTTCCGGTAGAAAGCTCGTGAACATCTATAGCATTACAATAAATTGAGGGGTAACAAATTAGGTCCATATCTTCGATGTCAAAATTTAATATCTTAATGTTTGATAAGTGCATTAGAGTTAATTACCTTTTATACGATGATGTTAGAGTGAGATGTCGTCGCTGATTTCTTCAAGATCGTCACCAAGATTTACAACTTCGTGTAGCCTACCAGTTTCCTTATTGAAAAACAAGTGACAAGCGACACCAGTTTCACCAGAATA